TTTCCTCGGTGCGCCTACAACTTTTATAGTTGCATCGGAATTCATTGACATTGCTCTTCCAAACCTAGAGTCAGTCTCTTGGTCAGCAATTTCAGCTACAAGGTTTTCTTGAAAAGTTAAGGATAGATGTTTTAGATTTGGACTTTTAGAATTAAGTATTATATTTTTCATTTATTTTCCCTTTTATTATATTTATAGTTTTTTATTAAAAAAAGCATCTTTGCCAAAAAATCTAACTGCAATATAGTATTTATATGCACGTCTTTTACGTAAGAATATCAACCACCAATTATTAACAGAAATTAAAAAATTCATATTTTCTAAAAATATATCATCAGCTTTAGTTTTATCTAAAATTGTTTTACCAATATAATACATATAATCATGTATATTAGCACATTCTGTTATATCTAATCCATAAATTGTTTTGGGAATATATTTCGATTTCCAATCACCAACTGCTCCAACACCATTACAAATAACATTCTTATCTTCTTCAGATAACAAATAATATTCATCAGGTGCTTTTAGTATATATTTTTCCATAATTATTTTTTAAGGTTGAAATTTTTATTTTCAGACCAATTTGGTACTCCATTTCTAGTTTCTTCACTTTTTATTTGACCATTTGAATAAAATTCGGTTTTTGAATAATTTTGACAACTTACTGTAATTAATAAAAAAGCCAATATTATATATTTAATTATATTTATCATTATTGTATAATCCTTTTTGCTTTAAAGTATATATTTGTTGATTCATTGTTTTTAATCTTAAATTCTACTTTAGTTTTAATACTGTTTAATCCAGCTTTTATTTCAGTTGATATACTTTTAATACCATCTTCATTTGTTGTATAAGTTCTAGGTATATTTTTAACAACACCATTAGCAAAAGCTATTATACCATAATCACTTATAGCAACTTGTTGTTCACCTACATCTGAAATATTAGCATATATATTATAAGTTTGATCCATAATGTCATACATTAACGTATCATTATTCCAGATAATAAATATTTTACCATCATTTGACATTGAACCTCTATTACTTCCTGTGAAAGTCTTCATTACGCCACCACTTGAGTTATATACAACACAAGTATCATTATTTGCATATGCTTTAAAAATCTTTGTGCCGTCTTCTGAAACAATTAAAGTATCATCTCTACTGTGAGGTGGTGTTGAAACAGTTGTAATAATATTATGATTCTCATCTTTAATGTATAAATAATTTCTAGCTGGAATTGCGGCAACTGCAGGAACTGTGTGTGCAGGTATCATTGATACCCATCCTTGAGAAATTTTATCGTTATAAAAATAATATTTACCAGCGTGCCAAGGTATTTGTAGCTGAATCATGAGTAGAAGAGAACTAAAAGGAAAATAACCATGAGAACCACTAGGTAATGGGGGGAGTCCTTCGGGTACATCATATGCTGGACTTCCTACTATACCAGGATAACTTGTAGTATAACACATATTTTTACCATCACCTGCTATAGCACAATTTATAACTTTATCTTCAACAGTACTTTCAGTATAACTATCAACTTGTGTCCAACCACTTGTAATATCAGCTCTAGTATATCTGTAATATCTACCTGTTGTAACTGTTTCATCTGCAGATTTATATTGCATTCCAACTAAATCTAATCCATCATTACTTAAGTCACAAGTTTGTATAATATGTAATCCTCTTGCATAATCACCATAAAGAACACCTGTTGTAATCATTTTAGCTACATCTGATACTGCTGTTCTACCTTGAATACTACCACCGTTATCAACTAATATACCATCTTGATATATTTTAGCATGTGAATAATATGCTATATCACCAGAATTTCTATATGAACCCACTTTACCAAAACCAATTAATGAGCCATCTTTTGATATTGAAATGTGTTCTGCTATAAATCCAGTTGGTAGTGTATATAAAGGTATAACATCACCAAAAGTATCAATATTTTTCACTAATACGTTTAAAGTATTTAACTCAAACTTAGATTTTCTATTAGATATAAAATATTCCCAAATATAAGCAGTATTATTTATAGCATCAACTGAATCAACAATTACAGTTGAATTAGCTTGAACTACGTGATATATATCAGATTCAAAAAACAAATCTCCAGAAACTACTGGTAGATTATCAATTGCATATTTTTTAGTTGCAGGTTCATAATCATTGTCTGGTGTGAATGTGGTATTATTATCTTTAGTTAGAACATTTACAACATCGATGTATTCAATTAGATTAACACCACTATCTTTTATTAAATCTCCAGAATTACCATCAAAAGCACATATATTTTCATCAACACTTGAATCTGGTCCAATAACATTAAACTCATTTAAATTTTCAACATCATATTTAGTTGCTAAAGATAGTGAAGAATTTCCCTTAACTTCTAAACTTTCATATTTAGAATTTTTATAGCTTATTAAATCATCTGTACATATTATATTTCCATCAACTATTTTGTGTAAACCAAATGTTTTAGTCCAATTTTCAAACCTATAATTATCATCATTTGTTATTAAACTTATATTAAAATCTATATCAGATGTAGTATCATCATTTTCACCAACGATATGTATATTTAAATTCTTAATGTGGATTGTAATATCATCTGAAATAAAATCTGAATTATCTCCAATTTTTATACAAAAATCTTCAATATTATTAGTATCATCTGTTGAGTTAAAATCACCTAAAGTCATAATTTTAGTATATGAATTTGCATAATCTGTATTATTTGTGAAAATTAGACATTTATTTTCTTGCCAAAATCCATTTTCATTAAAAGTGTTTATATACAAAGTATTTATTAAAGTGTCTTGAATGTATAAATCGAATTGTGCATTTAAATAAAATGTGTTTGTAATATATGAAAATTTAATAAGAATTGCACCGTTTTTAGTAGTCAGTTTCTCAGGTGTGAAATTAAAAAAGTTATAATTGTTACCACTAACATTAACTGCAATATTACTATTTGTTATATCACCACTAACATTAACACTTTCAAATGTTCCATGTGAAGCATTAGCTGTGGATTTTATACCTATATTTTGTGGTATATATTTTTCATTAAATTGTTTTATCATATATTTTGTCTCCAAAGTTGAATAGTTATAATAGAATTGCTATTGTTTATTATATTTATATTTAAAGTGTTATTTACATAACTTGAAGAAACTATTGCCAAATCACTTCCCATATAATTTATATCATCTAAATCTTTAAAAGTTATGCTAGAATTTTTTAAATAAACAAATAATCTACCTTTTCTAATTTTTTCATCATTAAAAATCTTATAATTCCATATACAAGAATCACCAGGGACTGCATTTACACTAAATGTTTCATTATTTCCAACTGATATCTGCGTAGATGATGTATAAAAACCTTGTAGTGTATATATTGAATTATCATCTACGAATTTTTTAGTTGCTGGATTATATGGTAATATAGGTTCATATGGTGTATTATTATCTAACTTTAAAGCTTCATTAACTGATGCTAAATTAAATTGATTTAATCCACTATCTTTTATAATATTTCCAGTATCACCTTCAAAAACAACATAATTTCCATCAAAAAAACTACCAACACTTTTAACATTACCTTCACTATTTAATTGATCATAAATATATTTTAATGGTATAAAATAATCATTAGAATAACTTGAGTATTCATTATATTCAGCTTCACCATTTATAATTATTTGATTTGAAACTGCTACTTTAAGTTTGTTGTATATTGCATTATTTGTTGATATTGAGTCTTCTATTATACATTTATTACTTAACCGTGTGAGATTAATATGTTCAGTTTTAGTTGTATTATCAAAACCCCTTTCAATTGTTAGATGTAAATTATTTTCTGAGTCAATACTTATAACCTTAAGTTGTTCATTATCAATAAATAATATATCATCCACATTATACAATTGTGAAGTTACATATATATCAGTTTGTGTGCTTGTAATATCTCCATTTAAAAAATCTTCTTTTATCTCTTCCGTTTCTACACTTATCTCAAATGGCTCAAAAAATTCCTCGTGTGGTGTATTATTTAATAAAATACATTCTGAAATATTTATATTTAAAGTATTTGATATAACATCACCAAAATCACCTATTAAAATAAAACACTCATCTTTTATTCTACAGAATCTAACTAAATCTGAATTTCCTAAATAATTATGTGTGTTTGTAGTTGCATTAACATTGACCCAACTATTATTCATTTCAGCTACTATATCATAAATTATAAATTGTTTAGATTGGATATTTACAGTTAGTTTAAACTCACCAACATTATGTGGCAATTTAATTTTAGTATAACCATTATTAATATTGTCAGTTAGATTAAAAGTGCTTACATTATAAAGTGTGTTTAATCTAGTATTGTACATTCTACCATTAATTTTCATTCTATCTGAACTAAATTTATTAGTTACATCAATATCACCAGAAATCTCAACTACAGATATGTTATCATCAACATAAATTTTATCTAATTGTTTTATCATTATATTACTATCCTTTCAAGGTTAATTATCCAATCATTTGTATTGTTATTGTGAACTTTTAAATTCATAATACCAGTATTTTCTCTATTAAAACTAAAAGTTATATCATCTGTTTGGTTTTCAGTATCTAAATGTATAATTTCATTATTAAAAATGGGTGTAGTGAATATAAATGCTGCACCTGATCTAGTTTCAGGTTCATTTCTTTCTGGAGAGCCAACTATTAAATCGAACCCACTATTTGATATAGATATAGTCTCACCAAATCTACTACCAGATTGAGTAGGATCACTTATTAATTCACAAAACTCAGCATAATATCCATTATCTTGTAATAAATATCCAAATACTCTACCAGATTTTGTAGGGTTATTCCCTAAAAAAGCACTTATATATACAATTCTTGCATCATCTGAGAGTTCTATTCTCCTACCAAATCTAATTTCAATATCTTGTGAAGAACATCTAATAGTTTGTTTTAAAGTATATGAACTTCCATTATCATTATAAACATAACATATACCATTTTCAAATGATATATCATCTGATTTATCAGCACCTATAAAAACAATTGAACCATCATAATTAGTTGAAATACCCTCACCAAACCTTGAACCATCTACATTATCTAATAGTTCTTGATAGAATTGGTATGTACCATTGATTAGCTTATATATTTTAACATTTGAGTATATCTCATTATCATAACAACTAGTTACAACTAACACTTTACCATTACCACTCAATTTAACTTTTATACCGAAATTCTCATCTTCAATTTCTATATTTTGTGTATTAAACCAATTAGAACCATTTCCACTATAAATGCTTACCACATCAGATGAAATAGAGCCTATTACAATTATGTTACCTGTATTATTTATAGTAGTAGTATCATCTTGACCTGTTGTTTTATCATCTGTGAATACTTCTGTCCATAATTCATTAACCATATTAAAGATAACGAAGCTATTTGAGGTTCTAACCACTAAAACATTACCGTTTTCATTTAGACTTAAATCTTTACCAAAAGCACCTTTTAAATCGTTATCAACAAACGTTTGTTTTAACGTCCACAAATTATTTTCTCTTTTATAATAAAAAACTCCACCCTTATTAGAACCAAATCCATCATAATTTAAAGCACCTACACAACAAACATCACCAGCTATATCAACTGTATATCCATATTTATCAAATGAAACTGATGGGTCATGTTCTATCATTTGTTGTTGATATACATCTTCTACATTGTTTGTTAAAATACACTTTAAAATACCAGTCTTTGCATTATCTTTATTGTTAACATCTGATATAGTATATTTAGCTACATAACCAGAATCTTCATTAAATGAAACTTTATCAATAGTTGTTATTTCACCACTTAAACAAATAGAATCTTTACCATACCAAACACTTTGATTTGAATTAGAATATAAATCTAATACATATTTCTTAGTTGCTGGGTTATAATCATTAAGAGGTATATATTCCACATTGTTATTTAAGGTTATTATATCAGTTTTTAAACATTTATCAGCTACATTCACACCTGCATCTTTTATAACTTTTCCAGTTACACCATCGAATACTGCAAAATTATCATTTACACTTCCAGATACACTTACAACATCTCCAATAGTTTCGATACTTAAATTATCATCACACCATTCTTTAGTTATAAAATCTTCATCAGTGTTAGGTTCAAAATCTTCTCCACCAAATTTAAACTTATCAAAACATTTTAGAAAACTACCTTTTAAATCACCTACTATATTATGTGTATTATACATAAAACTAGGTGTGAAATTTGTATAACCAGATGAACTATCAGTTTTTATAATAGACCAACCTTCAAAATTTATACTATCAGTCGTTATAATATAATTTATTTTAACACTTGTAGTATAATTATAATTATCAGTAGTGTGACCTATAAAGATACAAGGGTTACCATTTGAATTTATTCCACATTTACATTCAGGTGTAAACTCATCTAAACAATTAATATTATCAGATTTAAATAAAAATTCATCATTCCAATCAGTTCCATTAAAACTATTTTGTATATAAAAAGTTGTTTTATTAGTATCTGAAAAAATATCAACACTTAATACTAAATCAATTGGAGAAGATGTTGGAAGATTTATAACATATGCTCCATCAACATTATTAAAAGTTTCAAAATGTGAATTGAAAATGCATTTATAAGGATTTAAATTCTTATAATCTAAACCATCAAAAACTAAATTATTTATATTTGAGCTTCCAAATGTAGCATCTGTTATTGATAAATCCGTTACTTTCAATAAATCTGGGAGATATATAGTATGTATTTGTTTCATATTAATTTTCCTTTTTTAACTTTTATGTTAATATTGTCCAACCTTTAGCAGTTAAGTTTGACAATAATGTTGTATCGGGTGCGTTATCAGGTGACTGGTCTGACATATCACAATAACCATTCTCTACTCCATTATCATCTAATATTTTTAATATATTATTTAAAGTTCCATCATCACTACCATCAGTTGCACCTGCGTCTATATTATTATTATTTAATTCTATACTTTCAATTAAAGTAAGTCCAACTATTTCCAATAATACTAATTCATTGTTGTTTACATTTAATGTTTTAATAAGATGATTAGCTTCTAAATCTAATGTAGTTAAAAGGTTAGATGATAAATTTAAATTCTCAATATTTGGGTTATTATCTAATGTTATATAATCAATTTGATTTAAATTTAAATTAACTTCAATTAGTGCAGCGTTGTATATTAAATTTATACTAGTTAATTGGTTATTTGTGAATTGTATTCTTTCAAGACTAAGATTTTCAGTTATATCAATACTTGTCAATAAATTGTTGTAGCAATGAAAAATTATTAAATCAGGGAAGTTACTAACATTAGCAAATAAAATTGAATTGTCGTGTAATATCAAACTTTCAATATTTGAAGAGTCTTCTGTTCCAAGTATAACACTTTTAATATTATTATTATACAATGAAGTATATTCATGTGTTAATTCAGACTCAACATCTGTTATATTAACACCCGTTATTTCAGTATCACCCCAAGATGCTTTTAATGTATTAACTTCACCTGAAATACAACTTAAAAATATATTATCTAATATTTCAGTTGGATGTATGGAAGTAAACCCAACATAATCATCAAAACCTTCTTCAGAGAATTTCTCATAAATTATAATAGCTTGATAATTGTCTTCAAACGGTAACTCTGAGTCTAAATATAATTTTGAACCAGAAATATAAAAACCATATCCATTTATCAAGGTTGGCGAATTTGGTAATATCATTTCAACTGGTTTATTTGAATCTATTAAATTTTCTAGTTGTATATAATTCAAACCTAATGATAAATATTTAGTTATTCTAATTATATCACTTACACCACTACCACTTGAGTTATCAATATAATCTTTGACATCACCCATTTCAGTTGTTGAAATACTATTAAAATTAACATCCCCAGAAACACTTAAATCTTGGTCAATTTCATTTAAAAGTGCTAGATTACTATGAGAATGTGATTCAGCTGAATCTGGAATCTCTTTAACAATCCAATTATCAGTTTCAGTTATAAATTGTAATTCTAAATATGACTTATCTACATTACAAACAAAATCTCCTGAAACATTATTAATATTTTTACCATTTCCTAATAGAATTAAATTCTCTGTTGACCAACTACCATTTACATCTACAACTGCTATTTCATCCCCATTATCAGGTGTTGCTGGTAATAAAATATCAAATGAACCACTTAATTCAGTATTAGTTCTAATTGAATCACCAATCTCAGCAGTATAATCATCAGTTTTTGTATCAGTTATATTAAAACCTGTTAATGCAAGTTCTAAATCTGCACTTAAAGTTAATACATCAGTTTCGATACTATGTTTAGCATATCTAGCGTCACTTTGAGTTCTAGTATAATAATCACCTTCAGGAGTTGGAATTGGTATTGAGGAGTCCAAATCCATTACATTCTTACAATAAAAATCAAAAAATATAATAAAATTTAATTTTGCTTCATCATTAATACTTTTTATTTCTAAACTAGTATTAGTTTTTTGACTTTTAGTACCAATGTTATTTTGGAATTGTTCAGTATTTGCATCCAATCTAAAACTTAATTGTCCTAATGTTACATCAGCATTTCCATTGTTTTTCCAATCACCATCAATATTAAAACTATCATTAATGGTTTTTAAATATGGTTCATCATTATGTATAAAATCATCATCAATAACACATGAATATGCACTATCAATTGGTAATTTTGTATATACATCAAGATTAGCGTTAACAACAAGTTGAAGTTGAACTAAAACTTGTTCTGTAAATGTTATATATGGTATATGGTTAGCATTTAATACAAAACCCTCAGCATCATATAATGTTTTTAAGTCAACATTATAAAAAAGTTCGAGTATACGATAATTCATAATTAACCTACTATAATATTTTTACATTTGACTGGTAATACAAATATTTCAGTTAGATTATCAGTTGTAGCATCATTACATTTGATTTCTAAATTAGCATTAATTTCTTGTTTTGTTCCTAATGATGTTGCAAATTGAGTTTCACCTGCATATATTGGAAATGAAAGTTGACCTTGAGATAAATCTACATCTCCACTTACACCCCAATCCCCATCAACATTAAATTCTCCACTTAAACTTGAGCATAATGGTGAAGTAGTGTGATCAAAATCAGTATCTATATTAGCTGTGAATATGTTAGTTACATCTAATTCTGTATAAGGTGTTAATGATGTATCAGTTACAAGTTGGATATTAATCATTTGTAATGACGTATAAAATATTTTCGGTACGTTATTTGCTGAAATAACTTTTCCAGTTTCATTTAATAGATTTTCATTAATTACATCATAATATATTTTTTTAGTTTTCATTTGTTTTTAATTTCCTTGTTTTAGTATATTTATATAAAAGATTGAAATAAAGTTTCATTATATCGAATCTTAGGTAGAATTGTAGATTTTATTATTTTATTACAAGTTGGATTTGTATCAGGATGTTTTACATTAATTAAAGTAATATCTTCTGAAATATAAGAACCTGGTTTAAAGTCTCTCTCAAGATATAAAACCTTTTTAGTTATAGCTTTTTTGCCATCATTATCAATAGTTTCTTCAATTTGTGATTCAACTCTTGATAAAAATTCAATTGGTAGTGCAAATTGTGTTTTCCCAAATTTATCTTTTGAAAGTGATTCCCAAATTAAAATAGGTTGTTTACGTATTTTTTTCAATAATGACATTATAAATTCTCTAAAATTATTGAAGTTTTAGTTTTGCCTTCATCTAAACTTCTTAAAAATCCAGATTCATCAAGCAATATAGCAGTTTGTCCGTAATGACTATTATTCAATCCAATTTTTGTGCTTAAATCATAACTTTCACTAACACTTCCAACACCTTCACTTCTAGTTACTTTTTCTTGTGCTGTCATAAAATGTGCTGCTAACCATCTTTGAACTTCAGTTAAATTTGCTATATTTAAAATTTTATTTTGACTAAGAACATAAGCTTCTATTCTGTTTGTAAATTGTTCTGCTGTAATGATAAATGGAAGTACATTATGGTTTTCATCTTGTTTGTCATAAATTGTTAGGACCATTTCTTCAGTTATATAAATCATTTATTTCACCTCTACAAACTTATTTTTAAATTTTTCTGTTAGATTAATATTTGTAAGTATGATATCATCTTTTTTATAAGTTTTATTATTTAATCTATGAGTTCCACCTAAAAGTTTAAATTTAGTTACAACTTTAAAATCATCAACAACCACGTTATCATCACAATTATCATTAGTATCGATAGAAATAATATCCACATTTTTTAATTTTTCCTCAAGTTGTTTTTTAGTATCTGATTTATTGTATGTAATATTTAAATCATTTAGTTTTAATTTCATATCAGTTTTATTCATAGTTTGGATTTCCTTTTTATTATATTTATATAATTTTTATAAAAAAAAAGCTTGGAGTTTTTAATTCCAAGCTTAATTATTCACTCTAGTTTAGTTTACTCAGAATAATGAACTATTGCACTTTGTCCTGCAATATCTCTTATATTTGGAACTAAAATTTCAAAACCATAAAATTCACTTGATACTTTAGATCCTTCTGACCATGAAAGTATAGTTGGTAATGCACCTGTTACAGTTCTAACACGAGCTTCATCCATTGCAACTAATAAAACTTCTGCTACAACATTTGCAGAATATTTAACATCTATGATTTGTGGAATTTTTTTAATTCTTTCTTCAATTGTAATACCAGATTCAACAGAATAATCAGTCATCATTGCTGTTTGATAAGATAATGGTAAGTATAATATGTGTCCTTTAGTATTTTTCATATCTAAAGAATCTTGAACCATAGCTAAAACATCGATTAAAATATTTGCTGGAGTTGCACTAGCCCAATCACCTGTTAAACTTCCTGTAGCACGATTTGGAGAAGTTGTGTAACCAACTATTCCATTACCAGAATATTTTTCTGAAAGACCTTTAAAAAGAATTTCTTCAGATTTCTCTGCCATTGCAACAGCACCCATTGTAGCTTTGATAGTATCTAAAGGAATACCAGAATTTTTAGAAGATGCTAATAGTCGTGATCCAATTTCCCATGCTACTGATGTAATAGGCAAAGGTAATGTTTTCATAACAAAATCAGGATCGTTATCATCTGCTTTAGCTTTACCGTCCATAGAAATACTTGCTTCTAATTCACCTGACATTTCTTCATACTTTAATTCTGTAATTGCATATCCATTTGATCCTAAAGAAAAGTCTAATCCTCTTGATTTCAAATCAGCAATACCAACTAATGCGTCTCTATTTGCTTCAATGAATTTTGTATCCATTTTAACCCAAGCGTCTTCACTAATTGCTGCATTGTTACGTAATTGTGAAACGTCACCATTTACTTCTGCTAATTTATTTAAAATTAATTCGTCTATTTTGTTGTTCATATTAAATTACCTCCATGTTGATAAAATTTGTGCCACTAGCTTGAGCTTCTAGTGCGATTAATTTACTTACTCCAGATGATAGTGGTATAACTGCACCTACTGCATTTAACTCACAATATGTTCCAATTGCAAATGTTCCAGTTGCTTGTCCATAAACAACTTGACCTCTAGTAGCAACATTATATTGCACTTGATCTGCAATTGCATATGCATCTGTTATTTTTTTTCCCATATTGGAATTTTCTACTGCTATATATAATGCTGCATCATCACCTGCATTACTTTGTAATTTTACACCAGCTGATGTTAACTCTAAAAATTGTCCTGGAAGAATTGCTTCAACAGCTTTACCTTCTTTTCTAATTTCACCTACATTACTCTTAACCATTACTTTCATTTGTGCCATTTTATTGACTCCTATTTTATTTTATATATATAATTAAATTTATGACCAATCAATACTTGGCATAACATTTGATACTTCTTTAACTTCATCTTTATTTAAATTTAAACCACTAAAATCTTGCTTAACTTCAACTTCATCAACTTTCAGCATATTTTCAATAATTTTCAATTCAACATCAGATTTTCCTTTTAAAAGTTCTTCTGAATACTCTGAATTTTCAATAATTTTTTTAATTTGTTCTTTTTTAGTGTTGATATAAAGATTCACAGATTCTTTTAAAACTCTTTGAATTTCTATATTACCTATTTTCTCAATATATGAATAAACTTCTTCATCACCCATAATAATTTGTTCATTTTCAACAACTTTAGCTTCTTCAACTTCGTTATTTTCAACAACTTCTTCAACTTCTTCAACTTCAACTTTAGTTTCTTCAACTTTAGCTTCTTCAACTTCGACTTTAGTTTCTTCAACTTCAACTTTAGCTTCTTCAACTTCGTTATTTTCAACAACTTCTTCTTCATTTTCTTTAAATTCGTCTTTCATAAATTTAGACTCCTTTGTTTTATTTTTATTTATAATTTCTTCATTACGTTTCATATAACTTGTTTCACAGGCTGGATTAACACCTTCTGACAAAACTGCCAAATGATCTAATTGACCTGGTATTTCAGCTACACCATAATATTTTTTATCATTAAAAATTCCAGTTTCATCTTTAGCTGTAAAAAACAATCCAGTTGATACTGCAACTTCAATTCCATTCTCTAATCTTTCAACAATTTTAGATTCTAACTGTAAATCCCTTTCAATATTAATCCAAATATAAGTTTTTAATTTATTATCTTCAAAAATTGAATCAAATGTAGTTCCAACTGAAAATTCTTCAAAAACATCTGGTGAACCTACACTTAAATGTGGATGATTATTTGTAATAGGTATTGAATTCATTTGTTTCACTAAAGAAATTAAAAAATCAGATGAATATAAAATATCATTCGCAACACCTACTTCTTGTGCAATAGTTTTTACAACTAAATAATCTACACCATTTAATTGTTTATATTCCATTAATTCATTATTTAATACAAAATTCATACTAATTACTCCTACTTTTATTTATATTTATATAATTAAAGATTTTAATTCGTCATCTGTTAATATTTTATTATCAATCCTTGATAACTTTTCTAAAATTGTGGCTTTTATTAAATTATTTTTCACAGTCTCTGATTCACTTAAATTATTAGTTTGCTTCCAGTTTATTTCATACTCTTTATCTTCAATAATATTTACATCTATCAATCTCTGTAACATAGGTTTATATAAAAAAGGTGTTAAATATTGATCACGTCTATTTTGAACTTTATTTTCCATATTCTTATCATCTGTAATTGAAGATACTTTATTATTTTCACTACCAATTAAAAGTCTCGTTGGTATCTCTAAAATTCCTGATATAAGTTTAATCTCAGTGTTTATATATTCTGTAGGCGCAACTGAATCTGAATCTAATTTTTTAGGTTCTACTCCACGTAATTTTAAGAATCTTGATAACCCGTTTTCGAACGAATCAATTTCTTCAGTCATTTTTTCCATCATAGTATCTGTAATTTCAGCTTCTGGATCCATATTAAATGACATTCCACTTGAAAAATTCTTAAAATAAGACTCACCAGCAGCTCCAATAATCTTATCAATATTATCTAAATTATTTAATACTCTTTCAAGTCTAGGTGTACCTAAAAATGAAGTTAAAGTTGGATTTTCAGCTACATGCAATATTCTTGTATAATGCACATCAAATGTTCTATTATCAGAGATTAATGAATATATTAAAGGTTGTCCAAATCTTAATGAAGATGTGTTAGTTTCATAAGTTTTTATTTGTATTTGTGATTCCATATAAGTTGATGTATATATTAATTCTGAAGCATTTATAACTTCTGTATCAATATTATTACCATCGTTAAATCCTAAAAATATACAAGCAAAATTATTTATTCCAGACAACTTATCAGCTTTTAATAGATTAAAGTTTAATTTATTTTTGAAAATGTTATCAACAGTTTCATTTAAAGTATCATTTACATAGATTTCAGGGAATTTTGAAAAACATAATTTTGGCATTATGTCAATTATAGTTCCACCTAAACCTCTTTTATATTTTTGATAGTAGTTATCAAAAGTTGGATTCTTAATAAAACCAGCAGCTTCATATATATCACGTTTGCCACCAAATGATTTTCCAAGTGTTTGTGACAACATTTCTCTAAAATTAAAATTCAATTTATTTTCTCCATTTATTTATATTTATACTTTTAATATACTTTTATTATATTTATATTTTTTTAAATAAGTTTTTTATAATACAAATTAAACCTTATTTTTTGTTAAAATATTGTGAATATATTAAAATTTTATACCTTAAGTTATTGTATATAAACACTTTAGGCTATAAATATAATAATATATATAACTTACACTACATAAACAACTTATAAGTATTTTTAATTATTCGTGTATAATACATTATAAAATAGTCATTTATTAGCTGTTTATTAGCCGTATTTAACACTTTTCAATTATCCACAAGTTTTTGCACCACAAATATTACATCTAACACATTGACCTTCAATAACTTGTACAATATTTCCACAATTTGAACATTCTTCAGTTTGCATTTTATAATTCTCCAAGTGATGCTTCTAAATCTTCATCTGAGATTGATGATAAATCAATTGTATTAGTTTTAATTTCAATTGTAGGATTAGTTTTTTTAGCGTATTTTCTATTCTTAAGCAAGTATTTTGCGCAATCAACTGCTATTAAAATATTATCTTCACTAGTATCTTCTGAAAGTGAAATGAGAGTTTGCTCAAGTTTATCATCCTCACAATCAACTGACGCTAAAAATTGTTTGTGTAAATCTTCATCTGATTCTATTAAATTTTTTATTTCATAATATGTATATTGGTGGTTGATTTTTGATTTTGTTTGTTGTCTCAAGTGCAAATAGTTCTAACTATATAATTGATTATATACTGTTAATAGTTATTTTTTTATTTGTTATTGTTTATATTGTTTAATACTTGTTTATTTAAATAGGATAGATTAGATTTATTCTTGAGTTTGTTTTGTTGGTAAAAATGGCTAATAGTTCTAACTATATAGATTAGCATACTCTTAGTCTTTTTGCTTGTTGAGTTTTGATAAGTATTCATTTTTTTTTAATTGTCTATATATTTATTATTATTATAATACTCTCTATTCAGTATTTATATTCAGTATTCAGTTCAGTATTCAGTATTCAGTATTCATTTTTTTTTAATTGTCTATATATTTATTATTATTATAATACTCTCTATTCAGTATTTATATTCAGTATTCAGTTCAGTATTCAGTATTCAGTATTCAGTTTAGATCAATCAATCAGATCAGATCATTATTCAGTCATTTTTGTTTAAAGTCAAACAATAATTCTTCAACTTTGAAGCTAAAATAAACTAGACTATTAACATTACGTAAGTATTTTAATCCATACACTACTTTATTTTTATTTATCATCTTTATATAATATACATACTTTTTAGTAATCTCACTACATTTCGCTTCATTAAAAAAATCCAACAAATCTATTCCATAATCTTCTTTTAAATATTTTATTCTATGGTTACATAAAATCTGTTCATGATAAAAGTCTAATGGTGAATTCATTTTTTAATACCTCTACTATATTTATATTTTTATTTATATTTTATTTTATATTTTTTAAAAGTTTTAGTTAATTTTATAAATATAAATAATAATAATTAGTATATTACTACATAACAATTTATTCTAAACTTTTTAAGTTTATTATAAATATTAATATAAAAAGTTGATTATGACTTTTAAAGTTTTCATTAATTTTATAAATATAATCAGAAAGGGAAACCTTTCAAACAGTGTCGGATTAATTACCTGAAGCTGAAACTTCCTTTTTAAGTTTGAATTTGTTTACATTGGTTTGATGATGGGGTGTAAAAACCCCTGAATCTCTTAATATACACATTCAATTAAGGAAATTTAAAACCAATAATATATAACACAATAATGTTGTTATGAATGTAAATAAAAAACTGGTACACAATTAGTATCAATTAAAAAAGGAATTTAATTATGAACGTAGAATCTTCATTAAAACATCTTTTAAAAGATGCCACATTAGATGATATGAATAATATCAACTACTTATATGATTTAGTAAATAAAACTAAACATTTAATAAATCACACAGAACCAATAAACAATTTAGAAAATTATTATTTAATTAATATTGTTCACAACACTCAAAACATTAAAACTAGTTTAGACAAACGTAACTTCAAATCAAACTTAGACTATGAAAATAACTGTATAATTTATGACAAACATGTTGAATTAAAAATGAATAGACAAATTTTTAATAAAATTCTTACATCTGATTTAGACACAAGAAAACTTTTAATGTTTGCTACACTTTTAACAGCATCTAAAAATAAAGCAAAATCTGATTTTATTAAAACTCAACGTGAAAAAAATAATCTTTATAATAAAAAAGTAAAATCTTTTAATGAAAATATAAAAAATAAAGACAAACCTAAACGTGAATTTAAATCAAATGATTTTGAAGTCGGTAATATTCCATTTACAACTGGACAAGCATATTTTAATTCTGTAATATCATCTAAATATTATTGTAAATATAAAACTTGGTTTGAAGACAATAACATTATTATTAATATTCCATTAACTGATAAGATAGTTGAAAACACATCTACAAATAACACTAAAAAAAATAGACATTCTCATATATCTGGTCAATGTGAAAAATGGTATATGAATGAAGATTATTTAACTACTGATACTATAACTACAAATTATGCTAAATTTTTTGATACATTTTTAAAACGAACTGCAAAAAAAGATAAAGATTATTATAAAATTGACAAGTTAGATTCAATATTACCTAATGATGCAAAATACCTAACAATATTATTGACAAAACGATATGAATTAAAATATAAAAATGAAGATTTAACAAAAAAACTAAAAACTATTCCAAGTCAAATTGAAAATTTTATTGATATAGTTTACAATAAAAATATTATACATATTAAAACAGATAAAAGCGGACGTAAACATAGTCAACTAACAAGAATTTGTAAATTATTTAGAAGTTCTTTATTATATAAAAAACATTCAATTGCAGAATTTGACTTAAAAGCTGCACAACCTGCAATTGCTGGTAATTTAGCATTTAAACATTATTCAGAATTTGATTTTGATAATTATTTTAATACCAAACAAGAAAATTTGAATAATTTAATAGATTTAGAAGATAACCAAGATATTACACAAAACTCTCAATTAGATTTATATGAGCGACAAAGTTTTCATTTAACTGAATTTAAAAATAAAGTTAAAAGCATTAAATCAACTTTAAATGAAAACTTTAAAGAATTTAAACGTGTCATTAAATCTGATATTTATGAAGATGCTAGATTATTTATCAACACTAGAAATGACACAAATTTAACTAGAAATGACGTTAAATTAAAGATGTTACCATTTTTTATGGACAGTATAAAACGACAATTGAAAAATAATAATGATATTTGTATATACTTCAAAACTAAATTTCCATTCATTTATACTTGGTTAAAATTCATTCAAAGTGGAAAAAATTCATATAAAAATTCATCAAAATTATTACAAAAGGGTGAATCTGATATAATATTTAAAAAGTTAATTCCAGCTATTCATAAATATAAAGCTGATCATAATTTCAAAACACCTAATATAATATTTACAGTTCATGATGCAATTTATTTAGATGATGATTCTATGGATATTTTCAAACGTATTTTGAACAAAACTTTAACTGATTTAGGTTATTGTAGTAAACTAGAATTGAATAAAATTGAATATAAAAAATATAAAAAAGGAGTTATAAAATGAAAAACTTGACTTCAAAAAATACTCATATATTAATCAAGTTTATTATACAATTTATAAAATAACTGATTTAACTAACAATTTCATTTATATTGGTCAACATCAAACTACAAATATTAATGATGATTATATGGGTAGTGGTGTATTTATCACAAAAGCAATTAAAGAAAAAGGTAGTGAAAACTTTAAAAAAGATATTTTATTTGTGTTTGATAATTTTGATGAAATGAATAATAAAGAAATTGAATTAGTTAATTTAGAATTTATTAATCGTGATGATGTATATAATTTACAAATTGGTGGACAGAATAAAAGAAATAAATCATATTTAATTGAACATATTATTAGATTTTCAAAAGGTTGTAATATGAAAACAATTCTTAAAAATAAAGAATGGAATGTTCATTATATTAAATACTTAAATACTACAACTGAAGAAGGTGAAGTTTGTAGTTGTAAACATAAACCAATTTATGAATTAATATATATTATCAATAAAAACCCAATAAAAATTGATAATGAACTGGTTTACCCAATATTATTAGTTGGTAATTGTTGTATTAATAGGATTCTTCCTGAACTATCAAAAACCACAATATTTTCAAGTATAAAAAATGTTTTAAAAGATGATAATAAATCATTTAATAAAGATACTATTACACATTTTTCATATTTATTTCAACCACATGAAATAAAATTTTTAAAACAAATTGGTAGAAAGCGTAAACTTTCAGAAAAACAACAACGATGGAAAGGTTTTCTATATGAAAAAATAATAAATGATTTTACATGTAAAGAAAATATTGTAAAAACACCCACAACTAAAACAAAACTTGAAAAAGCACGAGAACATATAATAAATGGTGCTAAAAAACTAAAATTTTTTAATGATAACACACCTAAGTATTTTATTCGCTTATATGGTGACATTATAAAAAATGATGAAATTAGATTATTAATTAATCAAAATTTAAATAATTTATTAACAAAAGTTGTGGTGAAATAATATGAATAATTCAAAAAAATTAGAAATGGATGAAAAAGATGTATATAAATGTATTGTTAAAGAATGTTTAAAAAATACTAAAACATTAAAATTTATAAGCGAAAATTATGAAAATAACTTTATTGAGGATAGTAATTATAATTTAATTACTAATATTTTAATTAAATATTATAAAGAAAATGGTAAACACCCACATCTAAATATTTTAGTATCAATCATTAAAGAATATATAACACAATCTAAACTAGAAGTAGAACTAAAAATAATATCATCTATTTTAAAACTCAGTTTAAAATATGAATATACTGATATTGACTTTGTAAATAACAATATTGAACATTTCATAAAATGTTGTACCATACATGATACTGTAATGTCTTCATTAAATACATTAACTGAAAGAGATGATAAAATGTCTGAAATATTCAACTCATTTGAAAAATGTAGAAAAATTTCAATTAATGAAAAAGATTTAGGTTTAGATTATTTTGGAGATTTAGATATACAACTTGAAAAATTAAATGAGCCAAATGAAAAAATACCTACATTATTAACAGATTTAGATGTAGCACTCGAAGGTGGTATTCCAAAAAATGGTAAATGTCTTTTAAATTTTGCTGCAAGGGCTGGTGTTGGAAAATCTATAATGTTAACAAATTTAGCTGTTAATTTTGTAAAACAAAATCTTAATGTTGTTATTATAACTTGTGAAATGTCTCAAGATGCTTATGCACAAAGATTACACGCAAATTTTGCAAATTTTAATATTAATAAATTAAAAAATAATATTACTCATATAAAAAATAAAATTGAAAATATAAAACATGGAAAATTAAAAGTAAAAGAGTTTCCACCTGCAACAATTTGTGCAAAAGATATAGAATTTTATTTAAATGAAATTCAAGATAATCAAAATTTTAATGTTGATGTAATTATAGTGGATTATTTAGGATTATTAATACCAAACAATCCAACAAAATCTAGTAATACATTTGAAAAATTAGGTGATGTTGCAAAAGAACTGAGAGCTTTATCATATATTTTTAAATCACCTGTAATAAGTGCAGTTCAATTTAATCGTTCAGTTGAGAAAAATTCTTCTGGTGATCAATCAAATATTGCTGAAAGTGATAAAATAAATTCTGATTCTGATTTTATTATGAGTTTATATAAGAAAGAGGAAGTTGGTGATAAATTGTTTGGTAAAGTAATTAAATCAAGATTTGGTGCAACAGATATGATAATTATACTCCTACTAGAAAGGCAAAAATTACTCGTAATAAAAATAAAAATAAAAAACTTGAATTGACTGCTAAAGAAGAATTTCTAAAACTATAATTAAATTTTATAAATTTTATAAATATTATAAACACAAAAAAAAGGAAATTAAAAATGACAAAAACTAAAACTAAAACTGAAATAGAAATAAATAATACAATTTATTCAAATGTATTAAACGAATTGAACTGTATATTTAATGAAGAAATATTTGATGAAGAAATATTATTAGAAATAATACCTGAAAAAATGACACCAATTGAAGTTATAATGGCGTTATATTTAAATGAAGAATTAGATGATTATTTAATTGTAATTCAAGATATAATTGATGATAATATTAAATATATAATTACAGATGATATTGATGATAATATTGATGATGAGATTATAACAAAATTATTTACATCATTTTTAAAAAAATTAGCAAAACACAATAAAATTAATGAATGTGATAAGTTATTTTCAAAGGTTGAACAACAGTTTTAACATCAGTTCGAAATTATGAGGTTATAAATGAAAGTGTAGATTATGTTATATAAAACAACAATAAAGGAAATAATTTTATAAATATAACAAATAACAGTTTAAAATACTATCAAAATGTTTATTATACAACATAAACAAAAGGAAAAAAAAATGGAAATTTTTAAAAAACAAGAAATTGATGAACTAGTTAAAATATTCACTAACGAAATGGATGTTATACTCAAAAACACTATGGGTGAATTAATACAAGGTAAAAATAGTGTAGTAGCAGATATTTTAGAAAATAAAGATTTAACAATATTTCAAGAATTAGTTAGTGAATTAACTGAAGTTAATGATTTTTATGGTAATTATGAAGATTTAAATAATACTATTGAAAAATTAGAAAAAATGATTGAAGAAAAAGAATCAACAGAAGAATTTGAAAAACTATAATTAAATTTTATAAATATAATTATAAAAGAGATAAACTCTCAATAAAAAAAAGGAAAAAAAAATGAAAGAATTAAAAAAACTAGTAATCGAAAATCTAAATAACAATTTGAAATTAAAACTTATGAAAATCAAACCAAATCTATTGAAATAATCACTATATATTTATAAAAGTAGTTTAAATTGTCATCAAAAAGTGTATTATATAATATAACAATTAAGTTATAATAAAAAAGGAGAAATTAAAAATGGATTTAACTAAATTTTCAGACCAAGATATCGAAGGTGCATTTGATAAAATGTTTAAAAACGTAGAAAAAAGACAATTATCAATGGATAGATTAATTGAAAAAAATAGACACAAAACTAAAGTAGAACTTGCAAACATAGTTCTAAACAGACGAATTAAAGATGTTAAAAAATTAAAAAGATTAAAATAAAATGAATATGAACAAATTTTCAGAACAAGCTTTTTACAAAGATGTTGCAAAAAATGGAATGTGAACAAAATTATAATAAAAAATTTTTAGAGAAACAACGATTAGAACAAATTGAATTTAATCGAGCTAAATCAACAGATGAAGTTTTATTATTGATTTTAGCAGAATTGTGAGAATTAAATGGTAAATTTGAGTAACATTTATCCCCAAACTCCAACAATTGAAACTTTCTTTTTAGCAAATAAGAAATTATAACCTTGACTTGTAGCATCTACAATATCGAGGTATTCTCCATAAGGAAATGATATAAATTCGTTTATAAATGTTTCGTTCCAACTCGTATCTTTTAATAAAAATACATTATGAGTCTCAATTCCACATGCAATTGGTTCTGCACGTTCAATTTTAGATGTTTGTGGTTTAATAAACTTTAATTTAAACCCTGCTAAGTTTCTACTTTGCATTGATTCTAAATCTTTTCCCATTGAACTCGGTTGACTTTCAATTACTGTAGTAGCATTTGGATATTTTTGAGCAATTTCTAATATAATTGCTTCTCGTTTTGCAGTTGAATGTTGGAATCTAATGATATTTTCAATTATAATTGTTTCATCTTTCATTAGACACATTACTGCACCAACAGTATAACAATTTCTATTCTCAGAAAAGGCTAAATCCCAAGATATTATTTTAGTTTTAATGTTATTTGTATTTATTTCGTTTTTAAATAATATATTATTTCTTTTAAATAATCCACCACTTTTTATAAATGGTCGTTGTAGAAATTGACTTGAAAATGTATAATCTCCCATACTTTTTTTCATTTTTTCTAAAATATCACTTGGAAATCTTTCTGGAATCAATAATTCACCTTCACATCTATTGTCTTCATATCCTAAATCTGATTTACAATGATTTTTACCATCTGATATTATTGGTAAAACAATCCAATTAAAAAATTCATGTTCTTCTTCTAAAATTATTTGACATAAATCTTTCATACATAATCTTTGTGCAACTATTAAAATTCTTCCAGTTTTTTGATTGTCTAAACGAGTTTGAATTCTATTTTTCCAAAATTCTCTAACCTCATCTAATTTAACTATAGAAGTTGCATCTCCAGCATTCATTGGATCATCAATAATTATTAGATCTGATTTTAACCCTGTAATAGTTCCATTTATACTTGTTGAAACTCTTCCACCTTTATACGTATTTTGAAAATTTCCTTTAGAATTTTGTTTTTTACTGAGTTTTATATTAGGATATAACGCTGTCCAAAATGCTTGATATTTTTCTGACAATAATAATTGTTGAGTTTTAACTGCATCAACCATTGATAGTGAAGCTGAATATGAAACTGATAAAACCGATTCTTTTGGTTCACGTAACCACATCCACGCATTTAATAACACATTACATATCATCGTTTTACCACTTCTAGGCGAGATATTTATCATTAATCTATTATGTGTAATTTCGCCTTGCACTAATGCTTGTATATGATCTGCCATTACATCCAAATATTCCTCATGTATATATTTAGAATTATCAGCAATTTCCCAAAAAGTATATATAAAACGTTTGTATGATCTTTTACACAATTCAGCTTCTATTTGAGTTCTTGTTGGTTTCATTTTAAAATGGGCCTATATTATTTTTGTTATTATATTGCATTGTTTTAATCTTTTTTCTTCGATTTAACATATCTCTACATTTTAATATACTATCTCTTAACTTTTTTCTATTTTTTTCTACCATTTCATTCATAATTTACATTTTCCTTTATATTTATATTTATATTTTTATTTATAAAAAGTCAATGAAATGAGGAAGGAAAATTTTATATGAAATATAAAAAAACCTCATTCCACTGACTATAATTATTTATATATATTTGATAAAAGTTTATTTTAATTTTATAAATATAAATATATAACGTATATTATAAATATATACAACAAACAAAGGAAAAATAATAAAATGAAAACATTTAACGAAATCAAAACTGAAATCGAGTCAATCACTAAAAACTTTAAGCAAAACAATAAAGAATCTACATCAGATTTATATTTTACAACTTATGTTACAAACATTAATAACGAATTTATTTATGTTGGAAAACAAACTGTTCGACACTACAAAAAGAACAATTATTTCGGTAGTGGTAAAAACTTAACAAACTATATTAAAGAACACGGTAAATCTAATTTAACTAAAAATATTTTGTTTAGTTCAAATAATGTTAAATTAGCAAATGAACTTGAAAAATTGATTTTAAATCAAATTTTAAAAGAAGATTTAGTATTAAATTTAATTAACGGTTCTTCAACTGCTAATATATTATCAAACGAAAAAAATAAAATTAGAAGTGAAAAAATTTCAAAAGCTAAATTAAATAAACCTAGAGATAAAGCAACTAAAATTAAAATTTCTAATGCTCATCAAGGAAAAATGATATTACGAAATATTAAAACAGGCGAATTATCATTACAACCTGTCGAACTACTAAATCAAGGAACATGGATACATAAATCCCTTGGTAAAAAATATAACAAAGGTGCTAAAAATGTTAAATAAAAATGAACAATTAGATTTATCAAAAATAGAATTAGAATATTACGCTTTAAGTGCTAAATATAACAATTTAATTTATACAATTAAAACCTATGTAATTGGTGTATTGACATTTTTAATTTCATTAACTTTATTATTTGTATTTTTTTAAAGTTTAATCGGTAAACTTTGATCACCAGTTGAATAAAATATAATTTTATTTGTAACATTATCACCAGTTGATACACTTGGATTTATTAATTCAGGTGGATCTTCATCATTATACAACTTAAATTTATAACAATTTTTTTGTTCACCAGAACGTGTCCAAGATAAATCCTCATTTTGATGGTTAAATTCATAATGAGTCGATGATAATTCAATAGATGGTTTTACTAATGGTTGTGGAGTTGGCTTAACTTGATAATCTTTTCCAGCTTTTATTTCACCTGTTGATAAACTTAACTGTGGAAACTTTTCATCAATAGGTTTTAATTTAATTGTTTTAGTATTTAATATCACATTAAAATCTTCAAGTGGTGGTATTGGATTACCACAATATTCAACTTTTATTGTACCAGGTGTATGCCATTTTGTGCTAGTTCTATTTGTTGAAAAACCACCAGACTTATTTTGAAAAGAATGTTCAAATACTGGATCACCTTTACTAACTTTCCAATCCATTATAATATCATTATCTTTAACACCATTATCTTTTAATGCTTGTAATTGTTCACTTAAAAATACATTTTGTTTTTCACGTGCAATACTATCTTCAATACTTTCATCATGCTCACCTGGTATTGGATCATAATCACTAAAATCATGTCTATTTTGAGAAATAGTAGTGTTTTGTTCATTACCCCAACTTGTAATTTCAGTTTCATATTCTTCACCTTCAAATGGATACCAATGTGAAATAAAAGGTTCTTCACTTGGCTCTCTATTATAACAACTCATACCAACTTGATATGTTATTCTGTCATAATAAGCTTCATAATCCTCTTCATATTTATATAGATAATTACCATTCATTCTATAACCACTTCCTCCTCTATTAACCTCACCAAAAATATGAAAAGGAAGAAATCTGTAGTTTACATAAGTTAATCCACACCCAAAATTAGGTTTTTCTTCATCTTCTTTTAGTTTATGATATTTTTTTATATTTCCGAAAATAAATGATAGTGTATAAGGTTTGAAATTATAATCTTCATAAAACTCTTTAATATCAAACTTTAATTCATCATCTATTAAATAATGATCTTTATAACCTCTATCATTCTCTTCTGGAAAATGTGGACTTTCGTAATATGTTATTGGTATTTTACAATCTAAATCTGGAATTTCAAAAGGTGGATTTGAAGGACCACCATCGTTACCTTTGGTTTCTCTATAAATTTCACAATCTCGTATATCAGCTGGTATTGATCCAACAGTAAATAAATTTTTAGTTAATATATTTAATGTATATCCTAATTTTTCACCTATTTTTATTTTAGCTAAGTCTTTATAAAAATAATAAACTGCACTAGATGTGTAATTATCAGGTTTTATTTTAAAATTTTTAATATAATCTTTATTATTTTCATCTTTTAATTTAACATTAACATATTTATTATCAATATGCCAACGTTGATTAAATACCACTTTTCCACTATACTTTTTAGTCTCTTCATCATAACATTCATTAATCATAGTTGTAAATTCACCTTGCATAAAATCTGTTGTGTTAGTTGAAATACACATATATCCTGTATTAATTGGTATATCAGCTTTATACTCAAACACATAAGCATCTTTATATTGAATTTCAGCTATATGGCTCTGTAAAGTTGGTAAATGACCTGGTGGTGGTTTTGGAATATGCGAATATGTACTATCACCAAATTTAGCGTGAACTAATAATCTATAATATAATAGAGATATAATCTTTGCACCAATCGGAATATCATTTGGTTGACTCCAATCTTGCTTTAATAATGCTTTACAATAATCATATGAATAAAGATGTTCTAAATCTAAAAGTGAAATTGACATTTAACTCCACCAATCAGAATCATATGAGATTTGTTTTATATCATTTATTTTTTTAACATACAATATATCATCTATTTTCTCTGTTTCAAATTGACATATAGAATCATATATATTTGCACCTGAATTATTTTTTAGTTCATTTGCTAATGTAGATTTTCCTAATTTAAATTCTCCTAATTCAAGTTGCATTTCCACTAATAAATATTGTAGATTTTCTAATTTAATTTCAATAGTTTCATCTTCTAATATTTCACTATTTCCACCTAATCTAACTTGTAATTCCATGATTGTTATTTGACTTTTTTTATCAGTAGAAGTATCATCTAAATATAAATATCTTGGATATGACCAATAACCCCACAAAACCCTATATAAATTCTCTAAAATTGTTATTTTAAGTTTATTATCTATATTTTTAACTATAACACTTGCAATACGAACAAATCTATGTGAAGTTATTACAGTATCTTCATATAAATGTGATTCAACTTTATATTCAATAGTTCTGCCATCATTTTTATCATAGGTTATATATGCAACTAAATAAATATAATATTTACCTTCACTTTTAAATTCAATAAATGGATCACCAGTATTAGTTTTATTTTTTTTATCACCATTATAATACTCTTTATAATCATCTTCACTTTCACCTTCAGGAACCTCATAAATAGGTTCTTCTCCGTTTAAAGGTTTTAATTTGTATATACTATAATCTCCCCATTTCACATATTGTTCAATCTCAAAACCAATCTGACATTTTTCATCAGTTGATTCATCTGAAATTTTGTATAAATATTCATCATCACCATACATAGCATTAGGTTTTCCATAACTACCCCTATTACCTAAGTTTACACGTCGACTTTCAGTATATTTAACACTTTTAGTTATTCTATTTATTGCTTTATTTGAAAGTGTTGGCATAATTAAACCTTTGGAAATTCTTTAGCTAATGGCAATTCTGTTGGTAAATCTAACACTTTCCATACTAATGGCCAATATGTATAAAATATCAATTCATCAGCTGGTTTAGATTGATCTTCTTTAGATTTAAATTCACCATCTTCATTTAATTTATATAAAGTATCACTATTTTCACCAGCATTTTTATATGGTTTGTCATTAATATCTTTATAACCTTGATCTAATGGTTTCATTGACCAATTTGTTTCTTGTATTTCAACTGAAATATTTACATCCCAATATAATGTAATAGTATTTTCACCATTTTCAATATGATCAAATCTTTTCAAGTCTGGTTCTATTGCAGTTAATCTACCTCTATAATCTGGTATTTTAACACCAGCTATTGAAATTGGACCATCATTAACAGTATCTTTTAGTCTTTTTACATCTTCAATATCAAATTTATCTTGTCTATATTTTTTATTGATATGAATAACAAGATTCATAATTTCTCTCATTTCAGGTTTTGCAAAAGGTTTTTTAGCACTATTTTCAATTGTAACTGTTGGTTCACCCCTTTTATCTTTCTCATAACTTTCATTCTCAATTGTTTCAGGTTCTAATCGATAAGCTTTATCAATTACTACTTCATAAGGTTTGTGTGAAAATGATATTATTGCAGGTTCGTCCCAAGGGAATCCACCCATACTTTCACTTGAATATTCACAAGTTATAACAAGGACTAATCTAAATTTATCATCTTTAACTGCTATATCTATATTAACACATTTAGGTTCATATTCTGTGCTACTTACAAAATCTGGATGTGTATCACCTATTTTAGGTATATCATCATTCTCTAATATAGATTTTACAGTTTCAGTTTCCAAATCGGTTGTAATTGCCATAAAATATCTTTCGAATGTTTTTACAATTATACCATCACTTACACTTACACTTCCTGATCTATCCTCAGTTAATTCATTTATTGTTACAGCCATATTATTTTCCTAAGTTTACTTCTTTTGTTTTATTATTAATTTTTTTAATATTTTTAGCGATTGATTTAGTATGTTTTTCAGTATTTATTGCTGCAGTATCAACTTTAGAATCAACAGTTGCACCTTTAATTTTCAATTCGTTTTCGTAAGTTGAAAGTGCTCCTGTAAACATCATTTCACCAAATTTAGTTTCTTTTTTAACTTTACCTTCACTATCTTTTTTATCATTTTTAGATTTAGCTATTGGATCTTTAGGTTTTTCAGTATCTAATAATGAATCTGCAAATTTTTGTATACCCGCACCTATACCTTCACCTCTTGTTATATCATCAAATTGTTTTATACCATTATTATAAATACCTTTAGCAGCATCTTTTGTTCCATCTAATAACCCTTTTAAAGGTGAAGTTGAATCCCATTCATGTGATTTAAATCCAGAATAATCAGCAGGTGCTATTTTTGCAAGTGATTGATATTCAGGTGTTTGTAAATCTTCAGGTTTAGTTTGTTTCTCTTTTATTGTTTTAACAAGTTCTTCAGTATAATCTGTTATACCACTACCAGAAAAATTACCACTAAATGCAGCTTTAAGTCTTGCTACAACATAATCTAATTTTCCTACTAAATATCCCATTTTCGTTTCAAACCAATTAAAAAATTCAATAAAACCATTTTTAATCACTCCACCCATTGCACCAAATGCTATTCCAATATTATTTCCTATAATTTTTAAATTAGACCATAACCAATCAAAAGCTGGACCAACAGTCGCTATTATAATGTTACCAACAGTTTTAAGATAACCAATCATATTAAAAATTCCAATTGCAATTCCATCAACAGCTTGTAACAATCCATAAAATGCCCAAACTATACCAGATACTACTCCAGAAAGTACTGCAAATATTCCATACACAATATATTCTAATAAGCTTACTATTTGTGCAATAGGTGTTAATATCATCCATAATATTTCATTCATACTTAACCATTCTCCATTAATACTAGAAACAATTGTATAAATTGCAATAATTGGTAATGCTATTTTTGCAAAAACTGTTAATAAACCCATTGTAGCAATTCTAACTGCGCCTATTGCAGCTGATAATCCTTTCATACTAAATGTTATTTTGCTAATTTGAGCAGGAAGTCCAGATATTCCACTCCAAGCCATCATTGCAACACCAATCGCTTTAGTTTTAATTAATAATTTACCAAAAATCCTATTTAATGAACCAGCTGCTGATATTGCACTAACATTCTTTTTCGCAATATCATTGTGAAGCATTAATAGTTTGTTATTACCAACTTCACTTAAAACTTCGATTTTTCGTATCTGTTTGTCATATTTTAATTTTAATTTTTGTATTTTGATGTTTTTTTCGTCAGTTGAAATAAACCTCATAAGTGTTTTTACTCTACTTTTTTCGTAACGTTGTTTAATTTTTTCAACTAATATAGCTTTTGTTCCAGCTAACGCATTTTGTTGATTTAATTTTTTAATTTTCAACAAAGTTTCGTAATTTAATTTATATTCTTTACCTTGAAGTTTAATTGCACCTGCACCTGTAAATAATATCGGTATCATTTGTGTTATTATTTTATAAGTTTTATAACTCTCACCAAACATAAATCCCAACATACCAACAAATACTAAAACAGCTGAGCCAACTGCAGCAAATGCAAATCCTATTGAACTAACTACTGCAAGAACTGCTATAAGTTTAGTTGGTATTTTTTGAACTAATTCTAAAATTGATATTGCAGTATCTAAAATTGGTTTTATTATTGGCATTAATTGATCACCTAATAATGCTACAGTATTTTTAATATTATCATACAATGTTGATAATTTACCATTTAATGTTTTAGATTGTTTTATTGTTTGATTGAAAAACATTCCAGACTCACTTGTCATATTTTTAATAGCAGTATTAACATCATTAAAAGATACTTTACCTTTTCTTAAAGCTGTGAAAAATGAAGGTGCATCTTTATATGTTTTTATTAATTCATCCATTAATGGAATTTGTCTTTCAACTAATTGGTTTATTTCTTCCATCGAAGCTTTACCTTTAGCTCTAATCTTACCCATAATCTTAGCAATCTCTGTTAATGGAACATTTGCACCAGCTGCAACATCACCTAACATTCTTAGATTTAAAAGCAAATTTTCAGTTGAATATGACATTCCTAACATAGTTTGACCAGCTTTTACAATATCATTTAATTGGAATGGAGTAGTTGCACTAAACTGTTTCATTGTTTCGAATAACTTAGTAGCATTTTCAGTTGAACCTGTTAATCCTTCTAAACTTATTTTCATTGTCTCAAAATCAGCTGCAACTTTTGTACTTGCACCACCTATTAATGCTAATGGTAAGACTACATTTTTAGCTAATTTTTGTCCAATTTCCATAGATGAATCAGCAATATCCATAAAACTTTCATTTAATGATCTAACTTGATTGTTAATCATTTTTATACCAGTTTCAAACTTTTTAGTGTTTAACCCAACACCTATGTTCATCATTCCAATATTATCCATATTTTAAACCTTATTTTGTTTCTTCAATGTTGCATTTCTAACACTAGCAACTTCCATTAATTTAGTATATAAATCAGCATTTAATTGCTCATTATCAACTGGTAATGCATTTTTTTCGTAATCTATCATTAAATCTTTTAATTTTGGTATATCAGATTTTTTTGAAGCATTTACTTGAAATACACTTTGACGAATTAAAGCTGAATTAATATCAGCCCTTTGTGATGCTGGTGGATACATTTCAAAATATGCACAATACTCAGCAAATTCTAATGAATCTATTTTTTCTTGTGCTTCATTTATAGTGATTCCTAATGTAACTGAAATATGGAACCACTTTAATCTTTGTTGATTATTAACTAATTTTTTTTTAATTTATCGTTAGTTGAATTAGTTAAACCATTAATTTCCATAGCTTTATCAAATAATTCATTTAACACTTTAGCTGATTTTTTATTTAAATCATTAATTTGTTGTGAAGAGAATACTAAATCACCTTGTTCATTACAAATAGTTTTAACTAATAATGATGCTCTAAGATTTTTAGAATCTTTCATATTACCTTTGTTATCAGTCGATTGCAAAATAGCGGTTTCAAATGAATCACGTTCTTTTCCAGACATAATTTTAATTCCAACTTCACCTTTCCACTCTTCTACAAACACTTTCTCAATCTTTGAGTCATTACTTTCCATAATTTCTTTAAAATTCAACATATTATTTTCCTTTTATTGTTATATTTATTGTTATTTGTTATATTTATTATTATTTATAAAATTTCTAACTTATTGTAAATTTGATTTTTGTTCTGCATTAAATGTGCACCTTTGTGTATTATCAATAAGTTAGAACGTTTTATTTATGCTACTGTTATTTCACCTGAAAATTGAAATGTAATAGTTTGTTTCATTAATTCTTCAATAGGTGCTTCATAATTTCTACCAATTACAATCGCTTGAACTGACCATGAAGCTGCTGAATGAGCTCCAGTTGAAGCTGCTGGAAATGATATTACTAAACTTTCAGCTGCTCCACCAATCTCAATATCATCACCTGGATGGAATGCACAAGTCACTGTCATTTCGTTTGGAGTTTTTAGATCACCAGTTATATATTCTCTGTATTCTGTTGAAAGATAATGTGTCGCATCTATCTTTTCAATTGTTATATCTGGTAAACCGATTTCATATACATCATTTATTACTGTTCCACCATAAGAAATTGATATACCCGTGCCAACTGCCGCTTGATTAACTGCCATAATTTGCTTCCTTGCAACAAAAAGTTGCGTTATTTATTATTATTTATTATTATTTATTATTATTTATACTTTATACTTTATTATATTTATATAATTTATATAATTTATTATATTTATATTTTAAAAACATTATTTTATTTTATAAATATAAATAGAAAAAGAGTTTAAATACACACTAAAAAGTGTATTATATTAAATAGAGAATAG